CTCGGAACGTCGGTTTCTTCGTTGTTGGATCTGTATAGAAACAACCCATGAATACACCACATATAGGATCGCCTGCAGTAGCTACTTCAACTGTACCATCATTTTTATATTTGACGGGATCGCCAGTGAAGATCGCTGTACCTTGGTTATCCGCAACGGAGTATTTAGTTGTTCCTGTAGTTCCTCCTGGAACTGAACCCAATTTCGCAATAGGACGTAATCCGAATGGCGAGTCTATATTAGCCATATTAGTCTCCTATAATTGGTGGAGGAACTTGAATCTTAACCATTAAGACTTTTTGTTGCCTCCAAACGTTACTCTGCTTTGCCTATCCTGATGGATTGGCATTGCTGGATGCTCGTCCTTATGTAGGTCGTTTTCAACTGATTTATTTTGATCTGTCGTTTTGCCAGCAAAATAGGCATCCCTATCTTCCTTGACTTCAATTGGACATCTCATCAGTATCAGACCTCCTACTCCTATAACACCTTTCCATTTGCCCTCAGCGATAGATGGTAAATCCACTCTATCGGGATACTCACTAGCCATAACTGGTTCGTATCCACTTCGCAGTCTACCCATGACGTTTTTCTCGTCTTGTTGACCACGGTACTCGGCTCTTACCCATCTGTGGTGAAAACCTTCAGGTGGTTCTGGTGCATCTAGACTAGATGGTGGTACCCATCCTCTAGCACGAGCTTTTGTTTCTCGAGTATCGAGCTTGCGTGAGGTTTTGTTTACTTTTTCTGTAGTCATATTACGCCTCCTTCACGTGTTTTGCGTATTCTTCTAATGGCACATTGAGTCTTTTAGCTATTGCAACTTGTGAAGGTGTGAGCTTCACGACTCTGCGTCCAGATTTAGTTTTTCGTACGGCCGACGCAACAGTCTGAACGGGCTGCTTCGTTTCGGTTTTAGTATCCTCTTTATCTTCTTCAAAATAAGTTGGAAACACTTTTCTTACATAAGAATCTATTTCTTTATAATACTCATCTGACGTCGGGTCAAATCCTTCTGCAAGTAATTCTTCATGATGCGCCATTGCAACATCCCTCATGTGCTTTGTTTTCTTGTTTTTAAACCACGGATTTCTTGCTGCCCACTCCTCAGCTTTGTAATCTATGCCATAATCTTGAGGTTGTTGCATTTGTTGAGCTTGGAAAGATTGCTGTTCTTGTGCTTGTTTAGCGAGTTCTTCATCTCTTTTCTGTGTAGCTTTTAAACTAGCCAGTCTAACTGTATCAGCTTTAGCTGCAGCTAACTGCTCTTGCGCTTCTACTTGAGCTGCAGTGTCATTATCTTCGATCGCTTTTTTAAGTTTAGATTTAGCTGCATCTACAGCAGATGTAACTCTACCCTCAAACTCAGACACATATCCTTTGCCCACAGTGCTATATTTATTTTTAAGTTCTTCATTTTCTTTTTGAGAGGCCTCGTACAGTCTCTCCATTTCTCGCATTCTTCCTACGAGATTATTAATTCTTTTCTTTACACCTTTGCTGTAATTATCAAGATCGCCTGTTTCATATGGATCTGTTGGAACTTCTGGTTCCTTTTCACGTGAAACTTTTTCTGGCTCTGTTTCTATCGGCTCAGGTTCTTGTTTAATTGGCTCCTCGACTTGTTCTTCTTGAACTTCGACAGCCTCTTGTTTTTCATTTTCATCTTTTAGTTCCACCTCTACAGGATCTCCTGTTACATCTAGTGGAACCATTTTTTCATTTGCATTCTGCATAGAGTTCTCCATGTTTATAAAATATTAGCTGGCAATATATCTCTCGGATCATCAACGACCGCCAGAACTTCATCGTCATTAATGATTCTTAATTCGCCCCCATCTATTTTAATTCTAGAACCCGCATATCTAGTAATTAAAACCCAATCATCCTTTTTACACCAAGGACCATCAGGAAACCTTTCTTTATCTTTATAGGCACTAGGTCCTATTTTTAAAACTTTACAAATATTTGTTGTTATCTGTGACTCAGTAATTGTGTCATCAGTAAGAAGAACTCCGCCTTTTGTTTTACCTTCTAGTCTTAATGGAAATAAAACAATTCTAAAACCAGTTGGCTCAGGAATTTTTTCTAATTCTTTTTTCTTTTTTTCTGCTTGTTTACCGTCCCACACATGTTGTGGCACGATTAGTTTTGGTTTAGTCATCTTCTAGCTCCTGTTTCTTTAGCAGGTCCGTGAGTTCCCGTAATTCATTATTTAGCGCTGCAAGTTTACCAGTCAAATATTTATAATCTGCCCAGTCCTTACAGAGTCCGCTTAGTATAGACTCTTCAACCGCCTTTTGTCTATCTATTAATTGATTTTTATAATAACTAAAAAAATTTTCTAACCGCATGCTTTCATTTGATCTGCCATAGATTTAGCTCTATTTGGCGTTTGCTTGGCCCATTTTGAATCTAACATTTCATAACTAGCACCAATATAATTCTTTTCACTTAATGCTTTCCACATGTTACGGAACTTTGATACACCGTTCTTGCCAAGTTGAAATACCATTTCAACAATTATTTCTTGGGCTATCTCATCAATATCTGTGCAATCATGTTCTTCTTTTAGTTCTCTTGCTCCCTTGATTGCATCTTGAAGATCGTCAAGTAAAATATCCATTAAAAATTTTTCTTCATATTCTTTATCGTCTTCCCAAAAATCTTCAACGCACAAATGACCTACGCCCACGGTTCTTTTACCTAGTGTATCTAGATAAACTTTGTTTCTATATCCCTCATGATGTTTGACTGATTGTAACAGTCTATCCATGTTCATGCTATTTTATGCCTTTTTTTAATTATACCTTGTAACGTTTTTGCTTGTTTAGCATGTGTATTAGAGGCTTTCTTTAAACCCTTAATAACTTTTTTAACTTTTTTCTTTTGAGCCTTTTTCATTTCTTCTTGAACATTCCTATTGCACTGGACCCCGCCTTGATGCCGAAGCTCGCTGAAATCGCAATGTAAAGTAGGTTGTGATAATACGATGGTAGGTCTTGCAAAGCGAGGAACCCTTTATGGACATGTTCTTGTAAGGGCGTGAATACTAAAACTGCTGGAAGTAGTAGCACAATTAATGCCACCTCATCTTTCCAGCTTCCCTTCATTTGGTCAACGGCACTTTGCTCCCATGCAACTTTACCAGCTATCTGGTCTTCTTTAAGTTTCTGAGTTGCTTTAATAGTTGTAAGTTTTAATTCTTGTTTTGCTTTTTTTGTTTCTACAAAACCCTTGACGCCATCAGCGACGACGCCAAGTAAAGGTTTAGCTAATAGTTGCCACATGAAATTTTATATTGCTCCTATAATTATGATTACAATTATTGCTACAATAGCAGCTTTAATCCAGTCTTTCATACTCCAGTCGGACCACTCTTTTAAATGTGCCCATAAGTCAGATAAAAGTTTCATAGAAACCTCCTTTGTTAAAGTTGCGAAGTATACTACTTTACGCCTTTGAATGCTACTTTTTTAATCTGAGCATTACTCGTTTGTCCTTTTGGCCCTGCTCCTTTGTTTTGTTTTACAACAAAAGGAGAGTAAGTTATTGCAGCATCTGATGCTACAACAGTATTCGGAAAAGGATTTTTTTGAGGAACCTCGGTCATTTTTGCATTTTTAAATTTCATTTTCTTGCCTTTCCATAACCACGTTTAGCTAGTCTACCTGCTAGACCACCCTTCTTGAAACCTTTTGCTTTTAGTTTTGCAGTAGCTTCTGCAAGACCACCAGCTTTTTTCTTGATAACACCTTTTTCTATTAGAATATCTTTTTGTGTAATTTTACCATCACCAGAATGATCCGGGAAACCATCAACTTTTTCTACACTACCTCCATCATTAAAATTACCTTTACCACCTTTGCCTGGATTCTTTGTTTTCTTTTTGTCAGGTTTTGGTTTTCCTTGTTTAATTCTTTTTTCTATCTGAATTTCTAATAAACCTGCTGCTTTGTCTTCAGCTTCTTGTTTTTTAATTCTATTTGCTGAGTCAAGTATTTCTTGTGAAGTAGCTTTAACCATAATAATTAATGTATAGTCGGTTTTACAAGATTTATCAAGTCTCTTAAATTAACGTCCATCATTTGATTTACGTCTCTTTCTGCTAAATTTTCATAATACAAAGTTTTTGCTACTGCCATCATAGCTCCAGCCATTAATAATTGATCTGTTTCTGATGTTGTTGATTGATCAACAATTGACATCAAGTTAGTGAAGTATTCTTGTATTCTTGCTTCTGCAGTTTCCATAATTCATAGTTAAGATCTTTCACCTAACTTTGCAAGTGATATTCCTTCTCTAATCGTTGCATGTTTATCTGCATTATCTATTTTTTCTTGGTTCTGTTGTGCAGAAATAGCAGCTTTTTGTTCTTCAAGTGCTTGTTTCTCTCCATCTTTTTGTGCACGAAGCTCTAATTCCTCTGCACGTAGACCTAATTCTTCTTTTTTAAGTGTAACTAGTGGGTCTTGTGTCATACCTTCCAAGTATTCTTGCTCCTCTGCTACCATTTCTTCCGTTAATTCACGAATTCTTTGTGCAATTTGGCTTTCATTTTGTATTTGGAACTGTTGTTGCAGTTGTGGTGGCAGTTGGCCACCAAATTGTGCAGCTTGTTGCTCTATAATCGGTGCATTTTTAGCTGTTATCTCTGCTCTAGCTACGAAACTGATGTGTTGAGAGATATGCGACTGCAATAATGCCATGATATTCGGTGTATTTTTTACCAAATACGACGACATAAAGGCACGATGAGCATCAATGTGCGCTTGATGATCTTGTTCTGGAAAAGCTTGTAGTGGTTTTTGCATTAAAACTTGTGAATTTTCCATGCCAGGGTCCATCGGTTGTGGTTGTGGAGGAGGAGGAAGTATTTGTTCTATTTGTTGTATGCCCATTGCTTGATACATACGTCTATACGCTTCGTATAAATTGTGTATCTGTGGATTAGATTGTGCAAGTTGTAACTGAGTTTGTGCCAACGTGATACGTTGTGCCATGGAAAAGATTGTTGGATCTGAAACTGGTATAATATCAACGCGGTCATCAAAGTCTGCTTGTTTGATTTGTCTATTTCCACCAGCAACCATGTATGGATATTCTGGTGGTAAA